CTGGTAAAAGCACAAAGGTAATCATGGTTTCAACGCCTCACGGCATGAATCATTTCTACCGGTATTGGCACGACGCACAAAGAGGGAAGAACGAATATACAGCTACAGAAGTCCATTGGTCTGAAGTCCCTGGTAGGGATGCAAAGTGGAAAGCACAGACCATTGCCAACACCTCAGACCAACAGTTTAAAGTTGAGTTTGAATGCGAATTCCTTGGATCCGTTGATACTCTTATTAGTGTTGCTAAGTTAAGAAATCTTGTTTTTGATGATCCAGTACAGAACAATGGAAAGGGCCTCGTGGTATATGAAAAACCACAAAAAGATCGTGACTATATCATAACGGTTGACACTGCGCGTGGTATTGATCATGACTATTCGGCGTTTGTTATTTTTGATATATCAGAGTTCCCTTATAAAACTGTAGCAAGATATAAGAACAATGAGATCAAGCCAATGTTATTTCCAAATATTATTTTGGAGATGGCAAAAGCATATAATCAAGCTTATGTATTAGTTGAGGTTAATGATATTGGAGAGCAGGTTGCAACAATTTTACAATATGATTTAGAATATGAAAATATGCTAATGTGTGCCATGCGTGGTAGAGCAGGTCAGCAAGTTGGTACTGGATTTAGTGGTAAGAAAACCCAAATGGGTGTGAGGATGACAGCTGCTGTTAAAAAGACAGGATGCTCAAATCTCAAAGCATTAGTAGAAGAAGATAAACTTATAACAAGTGATTATGATATTATTGCAGAGTTAACAACATTCATTCAAAAGAAACAATCCTGGGAGGCTGAGGACGGGTGTCATGATGACCTTGCAATGTGTTTGGTTATTTTTGCTTGGTTAGTTGCTCAAGATTACTTTAGGGAGATGACGGACAATGATGTTCGTAAAAGAATTTATGAAGATCAGAAGGATCAAATCGAACAAGACATGGCACCTTTTGGATTTATTAGTGATGGATTAGACGATGAGACATTCGTAGAAGGTGGTGATAGATGGACCGTAGATAAAGAGATGTCATCAACATATGGCGACATGTCATATATGTGGGATTACAATTAATGGAGTTAGATGATGAGTTTGGGTTAAGCCATTTATATCTTATAGAAAGAACATGTAGATCTTGTGGTAAGACAAAAGATTTGATGAACGATTTTTATCGTACTCATAAAGATAGGGGAGATTCGCCATCAGCATATTCCTACGAATGTAAGATCTGCACTGGAAAAAGAGTTGTTATGAGTCGAAAGAAAAGGGATAAAAAAACCATGTGGTCATATCCAGATTGGTAGTGTTCATAAGCAGTTTCCCCACTCAAAAAGGTCCAAACTCTAAATATCTATAGACAAATATTGGATTCTATTGGGAGTTAAAGATGCCGCTTAACCTAGCATCTCCTGGAATTGTCGTAAGGGAAGTTGACCTGACCCAAGGTAGAGTAGATCCTACTTCTACTCTGGCTGCAGGTCTCGTAGCTCCCTTTGCAAAAGGACCAGTCGAGAAACCCACACTTATTGAAACCGAAGCGGATCTCCTTGAGACATTCGGTTCGCCATATAAGGACAGCAACCACTATGAATATTGGTTGACCGCTTCATCGTATCTCGCATATGGTGGGGTACTTCGTGTTGTTAGATCTAACGACACAGGACTCAAAAATTCATTTGTTGGTACTGCTAGCAGCGTCACGATTAAAAGCGTAGACGATTATATCAACAAAGGATATTCAGAAAACAACATTACTAATGTTGTTGTTGCTGCTAGAAACCCTGGTTCCTGGGCAAATGGAATTAAGGTTGCCATCCTAGACGGTCTTGCAGATCAAGTCATCACTGGTGTTGACACTAGTGCTATTCTTGGAATTTCATCAACTGCTAACGGTGGCCTTGCTGCTGTTTCTGGTTACGAAAATGGTATTTCAGATATTGACCTGACTGTAGGTCTTGGTATTACTCAAGCAGTACCTGCTGGAACAGTTCTTGCTGGTGTTGGCGCTACCTCACTGCTTGATGGATACCTTAAAGGTGTGATCACAGAAGTTGGTTCTGGTCAAGTTTCAGTTAAGCTTGTATCACATGTCAGTTCTGCTGGAACAGAAACTTCTGTTGAGTATACTCCTGGTGGAGTTTACCAATTCCAGAATACTGGTTCATTCTCACTGCATGTTCAGTCTACAATCGGAAGTACAAAGTACGGATGGACAGCAAGCACAGTTGCTTACGGTTCTAGTTTCGCATCTAGCGATTACCTTACAGCTTTAACTGGTGCTGGTATCACCGCTGGTGATGCTCGCTATATTGAAGGCGCAGCATATGATGGAGACATTGATTACACTGGTGCTACTGATTGGTTCGACAATCAAACCATCACTCTTACTAATGGAACTACAATTGCTTGGAACTCCTTAGCAGATAGACCAACAACTTCCTCTTTCGCAGTTGCCAGAAACGCTAAGAACGATGAAGTTCATGTCGCTCTGATTGATGATGCTGGTAAGATTACCGGCAACGCTGGAACACTTCTTGAGAAGTATATTTCTGCTTCCAAAGGTAAGGATTCTGTATACTCTGCGGGTTCTTCTTCTTATTGGAGAAAACTTATGGAGGTTGCGAGTAACTACGCATTTGGTGGTGGAGCTCCCGCAGGTGTTGTAACAACAGACCTGGATGCAAACTTCAATCCTAAAACTGATGTTGCTTGGGATCAAGATGTTGAGAATGTTTCCTTTGCTGCTATTGGCAACTATCAAGTATCATTTGCTGGCGGACTTAACTACGGCGGTAACGCTGGAATCAACAGTACAGGTGCTCTTAGCGTAAGCGTAGGAGACCTTTCTAGTGGTTATGATCTTCTTGCAAATAAAGATGCATACGAGTTAGATTTCCTGATGATGGGATCTGCTGCTCACGGTAGAGAGGCATCACAAGCTCTTGCAAATAAACTGATTTCAGTTGCAGAACTTAGAAAAGATTGTGTTGCATGCATCTCTCCACACAGACAAGCATTCCTTGCTACATCTGGAGATGGAGAAGATCTAACACTAAGTTCTGATACTATTACTTCTGCAGTAACTGCATTCTACGCTTCGGTCACTTCATCTTCTTACGCTATTCTTGATAGCGGTTATAAGTACATGTACGATCGCTTCAGCAAAGCGTTCCGTTATGTACCCCTTAATGGTGATATTGCTGGACTTTGCGCCAGGAATGATATCAACAACTTCCCTTGGTTCTCACCAGGTGGAACTACAAGAGGCGCAATCCTCAACGCCGTAAAACTGGCATACACTCCATCACAAGCTGAGAGAGACAAGTTATACTCCGCAAGAGTTAACCCTGTAATCTTCTCTCCTGGAGCTGGTATTATTCTATTTGGTGACAAGACTGCCCTAGGCAAGTCTTCTGCCTTTGATAGAATTAATGTTCGCCGTTTGTTCATCTATCTGGAAAAAGCAATCTCTGCTGCTGCAAGAGATCAACTGTTTGAATTCAATGATGAAATTACAAGATTGAATTTCTTGAATATTGTTGAACCATTCCTCAGAGATGTACAATCTAAGAGAGGTCTTACTGAATTTGTCGTAGTTTGTGATGAGACAAACAACACTGCTGCGGTGATTGACAACAACGAATTTGTTGCTGACATCTTTATCAAACCTGCTAGGTCGATTAACTTCATCGGTCTGACATTCGTTGCTACACGCACGGGAGTCAGTTTTGAAGAAGTTATTGGTCGAGTTTGATCGCCTTATAATAAACTCATAGGAGAACCCAAACAATGGCTATCAACCAACAAAATCCCCCAAAGACTTCAGACAGGACAATTGACAAGTTTAAGTCAAGGCTGTCTGGTGGTATTGCAAGACCTAATCTCTTTGAGGTGGTCTTGGCATTCCCTGATGGAGTAGTAGATTCTTCAGTAAATGATCTTGACGCAAAAGCAAGATTTCTTGTGAAGGCAGCTGCTCTTCCCGCATCGAATATCTCACCAATTAGTGTTCCTTTTAGAGGTCGTACTCTAAAAATCGCTGGTGATAGAACCTTCGATGAGTGGACTATTACAGTTATTAACGACACCGACTTTGCAATCCGCTCTTCTTTCGAGAGATGGATGAATTCTATGTCGAAAGTATCTGATAATTCAGGTATTACTAATCCCGAAAGCTACACTAAAGATGCTTATGTCTATCAGTTAGGCAGATCTTCAGTAGCACCCAACTCTCAGGAATCTGATCAGAATTTGCCTGTTCTCAGAACATATAAATTCTACAGTGTATTCCCAACAAACATTTCTCAGTTGGATCTATCTTACGATTCTGCAGATTCTGTTGAAGAATTTACAGTCACCCTTCAAGTACAGTGGTGGGAATCTGCCGGAAACGGTGGAGATGTCGCTTGATAAATAGTCTTTGATATCAAAGACAAAATATTTAAAATGTCGAAACTCTTCGGATTTTCAATTGAAGATAATGAAAAAACCCCTAAGGGTGTAGTCAGTCCCATTCCCACTACAGGTGAGGGTGGGGCTGATTACTATATCCAAGGGGGTTTTTCTAGTCAGGTTGTAGATATTGAAGGCATCTACAAATCAGAACACGAACTGATTAGAAGATATAGGGAAATGTCACTCCACCCAGAGGTGGACAATGCTATTGAAGATGTTGTAAATGAAGCTATTGTTTCAGATCAGAATGATTCTCCAGTAGAGATTGATCTAGAAAATCTTAATGCTAGTGATGGCATTAAAAATATCATCCGTAAAGAATTTAAACATATCAAAGACTTGTTGGATTTTGATATTAAATCTCATGAAATTTTTAGAAATTGGTATGTTGATGGTAGACTATACTACAATAAGGTAATTGATATTCAAAAACCTCAAGACGGTATTCAAGAACTTAGATATATTGATCCTCTCAAGATGCGCTATGTGCGTAAAGAGAAGAAAGGACCAAATGATAGAAATGATATTTTTACAAGTAGAGGTGAAAGAGAAGAGCAAAGAGTAGCCTTCCCTGAGATTGAAGAGTATTTCATGTATACTCCTAAACCTCAGTACCCAACAAATATTGCAGCTCCCGGTGGAAGCACCGCAATGAAGGGAGTCAAGATTACAAAAGATGCAATTACATATTGCACTTCTGGTCTTGTAGATAGGAACAAAGGAAATGGACTTTCTTATCTTCATAAAGCAATTAAATCTCTCAATCAACTTCGTATGATTGAAGATTCTCTTGTTATCTACAGATTGTCACGCGCACCAGAGCGTCGTATTTTTTACATCGATGTTGGTAATCTTCCTAAGGTAAAGGCAGAACAATACCTTCGTGAAGTTATGATGCGTTATCGTAATAAGTTGGTGTATGATTCCAACAGCGGTGAGATTCGTGACGACAAAAAAATGATGAGTATGCTGGAAGACTTCTGGCTTCCTAGAAGAGAGGGTGGTAGAGGAACTGAAATCACAACTCTTCCTGGTGGCCAGAATCTAGGAGAACTTGCTGATATCGAATATTTCCAATCTAAACTTTACAGATCTTTAGGTGTACCTGAATCTAGAATCGCTGGTTCTGGCGATGGTTTTAATCTTGGTCGTTCTAGCGAGATCCTGAGAGATGAGCTGAAATTTAGTAAGTTTGTTGGTCGTCTGCGTAAGCGTTTCAGTGCAATGTTCCTGGACATGCTGAAGACACAATTGCTTCTTAAGAATATTGTTACTCCCTCAGATTGGGAAGTGATGTCTGAGCACATTCAGTTTGACTTCTTATATGATAATCACTTTGCGGAACTTAAGGACAAAGAATTACTTGAAGGCCGTCTTGGACTTCTTGCAATGATTGAACCTTATGCTGGTCGCTATTACTCCACGGAGTACATCCGGCGTCAAGTTCTGCGTCAAAGAGATCAAGAAATTGTTGAGATTGATCAACAAATTGAAGATGAAATTGCGTCTGGGGTTCTCCCAGATCCAAATCAACAAATGCTTGAAATGGAATCCGATCCAATGATGCAGGGACAGGAAGATCCTAATGCGTTGCCAGCTCAAGCTCCGCAACCCCAATTGCCAAAAGCATCAGAAGGGGAGATCTAATAAATAACTTTATAACTCTAATGTATATCAATGGAAGAACTAGTTAATATGATTGCGACGGATTCGTCGGCTGTGAATATCAGCGATCAGATCAAGGATCTCCTTTATCAGAAAGCTGCAACTAGAGTAGATGCAATGCGTCCATCTTCTGCTGCATCTTTGTTCGATTCAACAACAGAAACTGGAGAAGAATAATGGCACTAGCATCCACAGAAGTTACACCAAGTTCATATGT